ATGAGCTGCAAAGAACTGACCGTCAAGATCGACGGTTCCGAGATTAAGGATGCCGTGGCTGCCGCGATCCGCGAGTACAAAGCTGAGCAGCGGCGCGCGTTTTCGCGCGTCGGGGACACGCTCATCGATCTCGATACCGGGCGGAAGTACGTGGTGACGAGCGTCGATGGTTATAAAACTTATGTCGGAGATCTCCGCATGAGCGTCAGTTCGGAGCCAGTCAGCCTGACCGTAAGGCCGATCTAGCTCCAATCTGTACCTTCAAAACTGAATACCTGCATGCTTGGCGGCTGGAAAGGAGCCTCCAATGAGTAAAAGATCCTGGGTGCTGCTCGCTGTTGCATTCATCGTGAGCTACACGGTCGCGTTCATGTTGGGCAGACTGCTTTACCTGTCTCTCATCGGTTGAAGAAGTAGGAGAGCCAGCTTAAGAGCCATGATCCAAGCGCACCGCTGAACAATCCTAGAATGCCTCCAGCTACGGCACCGTAAGACGCAACTTTGTAATCATGCCGTCTCTGATCGTCGGAGCGCTTCTTCTCTGCCGCGACGCTCGCTTCGTAGTCGCGAATGAAATCGATCCCTTTTTGGGTCAGCTCGAAGAATACGAAACCGTCGTCGACGCTGAAGCCGGTTATCAGGCCGACGCTGTCAAGGCCCCTATACACCTCGCTGCGCCTATCGTCGAATCCCGCTCCGTTGGGCTGGAGCCTGTTCGTTGCCAGTTCCTTGACGTTATCGCCGTGTTCCTCTGCTTCGACCAGAAGGGCCAGCTCGTCGTACTCGCTGCTTTGCAGATCGATCATGTTGACTGTATACATGCTCGCCTCCGTTTCTATGAGGACGATTCTACCAAAGCCGCTAGGCATGCAGGTATTCCGGATAACGAAAGGAGTGAAGAGGATGAACGACATGGACGCTGTGGTGATCCGCGAGGGCACGTACGAACACCAAAGCAAGCACGGAATCGCTGTCGTGCACGTGCCTCACGATGTGACGGTGGGAGACATCGCGCCGACGTTCGCGCGCTTCGTGCGTGCATGCCAAACCGACGAAGACAAGAAAGGAAGTAAGGATGCCGCATAAAAAAGAAGCGCGCCAGACCTGGAAAGCTGGGCGCGCAACTGTGCGAGAGCACGACCGCAGTATATCACAAGCCGAGTTCGAGCGGGGTTGCCGCACGCTGCCGCTCGCGTTCGTGGCCATGGTCGCGCTGTACGCGCTTTGGGAGGTGCTCGTATGATCGGCCAGGACGTTTCAGCCAACGAAAAGACTTACACCAAGGCCGACGTGATGCGCGCGCTCGCGCTTGTTGAGGCGCCGATCGCGAAAGACCCTAAAGCTATCGTTCTTGAGAAGGCCGTCGCGGAGTTCAATCTGGTCAATACCGGAGCCAACCTCTTGGCTGATGCCCTCATCGACGGTATGGGCCAGGAAGAGGTGAGCCGCCGCAAGCTCGCGGAGTGCTTCAAGATCGCGCTCCGCAATATTCTCGAAATGGCGCGCAAAGGCATCAATACCGACCTGGGAGGCATCGCGTGAGGGGCTTTCGCGCGGCGAAACGCCCGAGCGCCGCCGCGGGCCCCATCGCATCCGGTCGAAGCGAACGCGCCGGCAAGGTCTACCTGCCGCCGATCCGCGAGGTGCTGCGCGAGAACGCGAGGCTTCGCCGCGAGAACGTGGAGATGCGCATCGAGCTCGACTGCTTGCGTGAGATGGGAGGAGAGCGCCATGGGTAGCATCGCGCGTCCGAGCCTAGTCACCGTCAAGATTATCGACGACGGGGAGGGATCGGGCCCCAAATCCGGCATTATGGTCTACCGCTCGCAGGTTGACTCTTTCGGCGAGCAGATCGTGGAGAGCTGCATGCGAGGCGGGATGCGCCGCTTCGATTTCAGTCTAGGAATCGCCGCCGCAGTGGATGCGATCGCCAACGGTAGGCTCGATATCCTGCGCCCCATTGAAACGGTGGCGATGCTGCAGCACGATGTGTACAGCGTCAACGCATGCAAACGTCCCCAGGCGACCGATGTTATGGATCGCTACTGCCGCAGCCTCGGAGGCGGCAGTGCAAGCTAGGCCGGCAGACTTCCCCTCGATGCACCAGAGTGCAGACGGCGTGTGGTGGACGCGGCCCTATCTGGGAACGGATAAGGTGACGCATAAGCCAATTAGGCCATACAAGCGCTTCCCCGAGGCGAGAGACGAGGACGAGGCGCGCACGCTCGCGATCGAGTGGCTGGCGGGCATGTCGGAGTTCACGGAGCTTCAGATCGGCCCCACCGTGGCCGACATGGTGGGGCGCTACATCGGCATGCTGCCGGTGCTCGGCGACTATTCGCCGAGCACCGTGGAGACCTACCGATCGTCTTACGAGTGCCATGTCATTCCGCTGCTAGGCGATATACGAGCGCGCGAGCTTAAGCCCTACCACGTCACCACGGCATTCCAGATAATGGCTATTCGGGGCGGCAAGCGGGGAAAGCCCGTGGACAGGGCTTCGATCCTCAAGGTGCATGCGCTCTTGTCCGGGGCTTACCGGTGGATGGTGGAGTCGCACGTGTGCGACGTAAACCCCATCGCCTCGGTTCCGCGTCCGAAGCCCGGTCCGAGCATGGCCGTGGCGTACGACGAGGACGAGTTCGGAACGATCTGCGAGGCGCTGCTGGCGATGATGGAGAGTGACAAGACCACTCGGGATAACATCGCACGCCGCAACCTCGCGATGGCGAGCTACGTCGAGCTCAACACCGGCGCGCGCTTGGGAGAGGTATGCGCCCAGGCGCGCGCCGATGTCCGTCGAAGGTTCTGCGATTTCCACGTGGGCCACACGATGATCGAGCGTCCGAACCTGCGGCGCAAGAGGATGCCGAAGAACGCGTCGAGCGTACGCAACATATCGGTCGATGACGAGGTGATGGGAGTCGCCGACGCCCACTTCGCGTGGCAGGACGGCTACCTCGACGATGCGGGCCCCAAGACGCCGCTCGTGTGCACCGAGCGAGCGACGTGGATGAGGCCGTCCACCCTCTCGGCGCAGTACACCGCACTGCGTAAGAGCCTGGGGCTGCCTGAGGGCACTACCTCGCACACGCTGAGGCATACGCACGCGACGTGGCTCATATACGAGGGCGCAGATATCAAGACCATCCAGGGTAGGCTCGGGCACGCGTCGATCAATACGACACTCAACCTCTACGCCCACATCCTCCCGGGTGCCGATGCTGCAGCGGCCCGGGCGTTCGCGGACGCCCGGAGGAGGTGCGTTCCATGAGCGGCGAGCTTGAGCGTGCGAAGCGGGCGGCGGAGGAGGCGTGGCGGCGCAAGTGGGAGCAGCAGCCGCCCGACGAGGAGCCGATCTACCACTACGCGATAGGCCTCGACTGCGCCCCATCGGTGTTTGAGCAGATACAGCGCGTCATAGCGACGCAGAAGACGTACAACCGCACGTATCGGTACTACCCTGCGGCGGACGGAAAGAACAGGAGAGAATGATGGCAAAACCCTACATTAAACTCGATCTGGACTGGCGCGAGGACTCGAAGGTAATTCTTTTCGAATCGCGCTACAAGAAAGCGGCGCTCGTTGATCTCGTGCAGCTCTTCGTGCTGCTCGGCGAATTCGGTGGGAGCATCGACATGACCGACGAGGGTGCGCGTCTGCGCGTGCAGAAGGTGCTCGGTAAGAGTGCTGCGGAGACGAGGCGCTTCATCGACCGGTGCGCCGAGTGCGGCATAGTGTCGAAGGAGGCGTGGGAGGCGCTCGAGCGCGTCGGCAGCGAGCGGTCGGAGAAGGACGGGACGGCGCGCAAGAAGCGCCGCGACTACGCGCTGGCGGCGTCTGCCGCTGCGGCGGACAAGAGGGATACCGTGACACCGTGACGGATGCCGCCACGGATTGATTCCGCGAATTACGCACTTCCACCCATTATTAATTACCTATTGTCTATTACCCATTATCAATCAGAGAGTCCATCCCGGAGCGCTTGCGTGTCGTAACGCCGCTAAGCACTGGGAAGATCGGAGGCGTCATGCCCATCAAGAATTACACGACGAAGATCGCCGCCGTCAGGACGGTTGGCGAGATCCAGGAGATACTCGGCACCCACGGCGCGAAGGGCGTGCTCACCGAGTACGGGGCGGACGGCAAGGTGGGCTCGGTGTCGTTCTCCTACGCCGCCGCCTACGGCGATCGGTCGTTCAGGCTTCCCGCCAACGTCTCGGGCGTGCACGGTGCTCTGATCGCCGAGGGCGTCAAGTGCGACCGCGATCAGGCCGAGCGCGTGGCTTGGCGCATCCTGCGCGATTGGGTCGATGCGCAGATGGCGATCGTGGAGGCGGGTCAGGCGAGCGTGGACGAGGTGTTCATGCCCTACATGCTCGACGGCGGGCGCACGCTCTACGCGGCCTACGCCGGAATGCTGGGAGAGGGGGCGAGCGAGCGATGAGCGACGAGCGCACCCTGCCCATGCTCGACGAGCGCGAACCTAACCCCGCCTCCGCTGCTCTACTGGCCTCTGCCGAGCGCATCGTGCACGAGGAGTGCTGTGCGAACGGCTGTGCCGTCTACGACGATGCGATGGGTGACAGCCCGCTCGTCTGCACCTCCTTCGCCCCGTCCTTGCGTGCTCCGTTGGAATGCACGGGGTTCCGCTGCGATGCGGCAGGCGTCGAGCTGCCCGCGTGCGAGCCCATGACGGTGGGGGAGATGGTCTATGGATCAGACCACCTGACGGGGCTTCCAGATTTCGGATTCGGAGCGCCGATCATGTGCGGCATCGACTACGCGGGCGACCCTGACAAGACGGCCGGGGCGGTGTGCCAACACCCTGCCAACAGCCCAGCGATCAGAACGGAGCTGCGCGTCGTGAAAGACCTGATGGATGCGATCGAATCGGGCGAGGCCTGCGCGACCGTTGCAAAGAACAAGTAATTCTTTTGAATTTGATTGAGGAGCACGATATGAGAGACATGGATAAGTACGTCGTGTCTGGTGATTACGCCGCCGAGCGCATCCGCAAGGCCGTCGAGGGCGCGCCGAAGCCGGATGCCGAGAGCGACGCAGAGCGCGCGTGCGCCGCGCTGCTGGATTGGCGCGACCAGGTGGCCGGCATGCTCGGCATCGACGCCGGGAGCATGGCCGACGAGGTGCAGGACGCCATCATGGCCGAGCTGGACAAGCGCCTGATGCCTCCTGGTATGGAGTGGATGAGGTTCGGTGACGGCGAGCGCGTAGAGTTCGGGGACGCCTGGCTCGATGGCGTCGGCGATCCGCACGTGCTCCATGCCGTCGAGTTCCTCGACGAAAAAGCGGCGTTGATGGGCGCACGCGTGATCATGCGAGGGCGGACGTACTCAAACGACGATTCCATCGAGTACAACCTGTGGCCCGGCGAGCGTGTCAAGCGCCCCGAGCCGGAGGTGCTGGGAGCGGACGGCTTGCCGATCAAGGTTGGCGATACGGTGTACACGCCAGCCGGAACGAAGATGACCGTGCGAAATATTACGGGCGACATGGTGTCTGCTGGCATCCCGACCTCAGACCGCGCTCACGCTCACATGCTAGCGCGTTTTCTCACCCACACCACTCCGGACACCAATGAGCGCATCGACAAGGATGCGAGCATGCCCCCTCGGCGCTACTACGCAGACAAGATCGGCCACGATGTCGGACTCAAAGACGACGAAGAGGTGTTCGCCGCGGTTGCGCTCGACCTGCTGCGCCGACAGCGCGAGCTGGACGCCAAGACGATGGGAGGCGATGCGGAATGAGCTGCGTGATCGAAGACAAGCCTCGCGGCGTGCTCTCCGAAGCGACGCGAGACAGCGCAGACGCGGTGCTCGGACGCAAGCTGACGGAGGGCGAGCTGCGCCTGATGCCGTACCTGATCCATTGCGCGATGGATCAGCAGCCGGTGGAGCGAGCCAAGGTCACGCCTGACGAGAAGGAGATCCTAAAAGACTGGACGGAGCGCGGCGTTTGCCGTTGCTACCCATTCAACGTGCCCGTCGCCGCCACCAAGGAGTTCTGGCTGCTCATGGCGGACGCGGCGTTCGAAGGGTACGTGCTGGAGCTGCCCGGAGGAGGCGATGCCTCATGAGCGTGCTCTACGCCGGGTGGGACGTCGAATCGCTCGTCCGCCGCCTCAAGGAGCGCATGGACGGCATCCGCGCCCTGTGCGCGACCGTGCTTGAGCGCGACGATGCGGGCGAGGACGCACGCGAGCTTGCCGAGGGCGTGCTGTACGAGCTGGAAGGGGGCGATGCGGAATGATGCCACCGACCCCGTGGCAGTGGCAGTTCCCGCCGCGCCAGGAGCGGGTGCCGCGCGACGACTACGAGCGCGACAGACAGAACAGGCAGATCCACAAGGGGGAGGTTAGGGCACACATCGCGTTCAGCAGCCGCGACGATGACGGATTGCTGCCCTACGCCATGGAGCTGATGGACGTGATCCACACATGCGAGACGGCGCTGAGGGAGTTCGATCCATGCCAGCTCGACAGGATCAAGGCGCTGGTGATCAGGAAAAACGACGACAGGGGGTACTACGATGGGCGAGCTTAAACCCCTATCGCAAGACGACCGCGAGTTTCTGGCCGACCTGCAGCGCGAACTGCTTACCCAAGATCACGACTGCCAAGCGGCTCCAAGGTTCTGGGTGGTTCGAGATAAGGACTGGGAAACCTGCTGGGAGGAAAATGCCGAGCGGACGGCGCTCTGCTGCTGCGATGGCGAGGTAGACATCGAAACAGCTCTTGAGTGTTTAGGTAGCAAGTTGTTCGAGGACGAGAGCGACGAGGAAAAGATCGACTCGATCATAGAGCTTGGGAAAGGCGAATACTGGAAAGCCCCGGTGAGGATCGAGACCCGCATAGTTCCGAACACCATGTTTTTAACAAAACGCGAGGCGCAGGAGTACATACGAATCCAGCGCCACAACCTGCGCATGGAGCCTCATACCTACGCTATGGGAACCTACTACAGCACGCAAGTAGAAAGGCTGCTTGAACTGCTTGAAACGACTGACTGGAACGCCCGCTGGGAGCGCACGTGCCATGCGGTTGGCAACGATGGCAAGCCGTACGAACCTGATCGCTCTTGCTATCTGCTCGAGGCGCATTGCGACGAATGTTGGGGCTATCTCGGAGGCCGCGATCAGAGCCATGTCGGCGAGTACTGCCCAGAGTGCGGCGCGAAGGTGGTGGAGCGATGAATCAATGGGGTCTAGCCGGATTGTTGATGACGTACTCGGAGAAGGCGCGAAAAGCAAGCAGCACCGAGCGTTTGCAGGAGCTGGCGCGCGAGCTGAAACGCGAGCTGAACGCCTCCGAGATAAAGCGGATGAAGGTGGAGAGATGAGCGCGAGGAGCGATACGACCGCCATGCTGTCGGCCCTCGTCGAGAAGCGCCTGAAATCGCGCTACCGCCTGTGGGCGGCCGAGGTGAGCTTCGGCAAGAACACGTCCGAAGAGGTGCGGGTGGACTACATGGGGTTCAAGCCGCGATCCGTCGGCTACGTCATAGGCCCCGCGAGCGTGGAGATGGGGGAGTTCGACTGCTACGAGGTCAAATCGTGCATGGCGGACTTCGCCAGCGGCCACGGCCTCAACTTCGTCGGCGACCGTAACTACCTGGTGTGCACGCGCGATCTGGCCGAACGGTTGCGCGACGAGCGGAAGCTACCATGGGATGCGAGCGCGGTGCTCGTGCCCGACAAGGGCTGCACGAAGCTGCTCACATGGGTGGATCGCAGCCATTGCGCGGAGTCGAGGCGCGTGCACCCGGCCTCCGAGATGCTGTGGCAGATGGTGACTGCGCATTACACGAGATACGAGAGCGAGGAGCGATGACCAACTGGGAGAAGTACTTCGGCACGGCCGATCTGGCCGCGCTGTCCACGATAGAGCCGTACGCAGACGCGCTGAGCGGCGCGCAGATGATCCGCGTGACGCACGAGGGCCGCGAGGTCGCCGTGGCCAAGGCGCGCTACTTCGGCGTGTGGCTCAAGATGGAGGACGACCATGACTAGGCCGACCGATCTGCTGAGGGAATACGGCAGCGCCGTAAGGGGCTATTGGGGCGATCACGACGGCAGGGGCGTGAAAGCGCGCCTCGACGATCTCGCCGACTTGATCGAGGAGACTGGCAATGCCGATCTGCACGACGGTGCATCGTCCGAAGAACGCAGCTATTTGGAGCTGTGCCAGCACGGGAGAGGGCATTGGGCGAGCTTTTGCGACGCCTACGGGTGCGAGGAGGCCGACCATGACTAGCCCCATGCCCCGCGACAGCCTGGGGCGCATCGTGTACGTCGGGGACGTGCTGGATGGAGGCGCGGTTATCATGACGATTCTGCGCGATGACGAAGCGAAAATTGCGTTTCCGACCGGCGGCGTGGGGTTCATCCCACTGCGCTTCGTCGAAATCTGCCTCGCAGCCTCACCACTGAGCACCAACTACGAGCGGTACTTCGCCGATCTGGGGGCGCGCGAGGAAGTCGAGTTCGCATTCTTCTCATGGCCGTGCAAAAACGTCGATGCGCCAGAATGCGTTACGTGCCCGTTCGAGCTTGTCGCTGGTGAATGCCGGTACTTTCCTGTTTGGCTGGACGAAAAGGCGGTGGTCTGATGGTCGAGTACGTAATCGCCGAAGACGAGTACCGAGCCGCGATGCGCAAAGCGTACGAGGCGGGAGCGTCGGGGCGCGAGGTCTACACGGCCCGCGACTACCTGACTCGAGAGCTGGTGAGGTGCGGGGATTGCAAGCACTACGATGGATACGACACATGCGATCTGCTCACCCACGCGCTCATCAAGCTGCACGACCGCAAGCACATGGCAAGAAGCTGGCACGTCGGTCAATACCACTACTGCGCCTGGGGCGAACGGATGGAGGAGCCATGCCGATGAGCGAAGGGGTCGCCAGGACGAGAACCATGCGCCGCGTCGGTGCCGAACCGATACCCGGCAAGGGGTGCGCCATGCGCTACGAGCACTTCTGCGGCTCATGCGGCAAGCGCATAAGCCGCTTCGCGCGGGTCTGCCCGTCGTGCCGCACGCCCGTGCTGCTGCCCGAGAGTGAGGGGGGCGATGCGCGATGACGCCGATGGTCACCACATGGACGGTTGATGACGACGACGAGTGCAGCGTGCCGCCGGAGTTCGGCGGCATGTCGTGGGAGCCGCGAAAGACGTGCGGGACGTGCGCGATTGGCGACGACACGACCGTGTGGTGCGCCAAGCGCGGGAGACGCGTGCCGGTGTGCCATGAGGTTTGCGACGAACACGAGGAGCGCGCCGACAGCGTGGAGCAGGTGGCCCGGGAGGCCGTATACAGCTTGGTTGCGATAGGCGAGGCGCAGTTCGCTCGAGGCAATATGTCCACAGCGCAATGCGCGCTGGATTGGGCTAAGGAGTGCATCGACAGGCTCAATGCACTGGGGGTGGAGGTGTGAGTATCCACTATCGGCAGCGACAGCCGTCCGGCTGCTGCGGGTGTGCGGCGGCGCTTGCGATCGTCTTCGGTTTGACTGGCGTCACGGCGTACTTGTGCTGGGGTATCGGATGCTGGGCGTTGAGAGGCGTTTCCGTCGCAAGGGAAAGCGGGAGACATGCGCGAGTATAAGATATGCGTCTGGGGGCGAAACTACATCACCCTCGACGTTGTAGGCGAGGTGGCTGTCACGACCGACCGAAAGCGCCAGCTCGTGCACCTCGAAGCCGCCGGCAAGGCGAGCGCAAAGGAGGTTGCGATAGCTTGCGACGGGGTTGCGGCAAGCGTGCGGGTGCTCGATGACGTGCTTGACGGTATCAAGGCGGTGGCGGATCCTCGGGGATGACCTGCTCGACGAACCATTTCGACCTGGTGGGAGAGACGCGCGTTCCCACGTCCTCGAGGAAAAGGAACGTGCGCTTTCCTCCCACCTGCACGTCGTATCGCAAGCCGAAGCCGCCGACTTTGAGCGACGTGCAGGTTCGAGGGTTGCCGAACTGGCTCTCCACGTCGAAGCGGCGCCCGTCTCCCCATACGACGGCCAAGGGCTGTATGCGCCCGTCATCGCACCACCTCGCGATCACTTCGACGTATCGTTTCTTGTAGCCGGCGATTCTCTGAACCATGTCTTCTGCGCTCCTTCCGGGCGAAGATAATAGAACAAACGTATGTGCATGGCAACATGACGATCAATGTGATCATGTTTGCGGCTGGCGCTCCAACGTCTGCACCTTACGCATCGCTTCGGCGGTGCATTTTCGTATATATCCTGATCGTAAACTGATAACTAAAGCGATAAATGTATAATGGAGCAATCTGCAGACGCGAAGGACGGAGGGTCATGGCAGTACAAATGGGTAAGGGCCAGCTCAAAACATACCTATGCAACGTGATCGACCATATGGAGGAGGACAGCGAGCGTTACCGCAGGTTCTCCAAGCTTTTCTTGACGGCGACGGGAGTGATCGACGCCGAAGGAAACCTCACCGAAGAGTACCGCTGCTCTCCGTACTGGGTGGGAGGCGATGACGGCACGCCTTTACGCGCGAGCGTTCAAGCCGAGCTGATGGGCAAGCTCTCGCCTGATGTCCGCGCCGCGATCATCGAGATGGAGAGCGGGCGGAATGGCGGTGCCGATGCCTAGCCAACTCTCGCGTTCGCCGAAGTATAGGGAGGCCATGCGCTACTATTCCGGCGTGCTCGCAAACGAGCGGCGTATCCGCTGCCTCGAGTCGGAGATAGAGCGCCAGCAGTCGCGCCTTGCCCTCAACGGCGTCGATGGAGGGGAACAGGTGAGCCGCACCATCGCTGGCGACGCGATGGAGCGCGGTTTCGTCAAGCTCTACGATCTGATCGACGATCTTAAAACAGAGCTTGCTGGCTACGTGGACGAGCGCGCGGCCGCTATGCGAACCCTCGACGATCTGCCCGACGGCGACATGGTGGAGATCGTATACCTGCGCTACTTCGAGGGCATGCGCTTCAACGCGATACACAGGCTGCTGACGCTCGACGGGCGGCCCATGAGCGAGCGTAAGATGTACTCGCTGCATGAGCAAGCCCTGTGCAGACTGTGGCGCTCCATCCCGCGCGAGGAACGCCAGAGAAAAATCGTGCAGTAAATTGCAGTAAAAACTGCGCTATAGTGATATTCAGGTTGAGCCGTCCCGTTCGGGGCGGCTCTTTTCATGCCCTGCGTGTTCGGGATGTCAGGTAATCCGAGGTGCGCGGCAACCGCACGGGGACGCTGGTTCGAGTCCAGCCGCAGGGCTCATCATACGTTCGATCGAAGGAGGTTTCGTTGGCTTACTGTTTGACGTGCGGGAAGCTGCGCGAGATCAGGGGCGGCATGTGCGACCAATGCCGCAAAGATGAGGCGGCGCGCAAGGGCCAGCGTTCTCGATGCGAATCACCGAAGATAGAGGTTCGGGTACGCGACGGCAAGATGTTTGCCGTCGTGCCGAAAGGGTTCGTCTGCGCGGTGCGCGACCGCTTTCTCCAAGGCGATGCTTAGGGCATGCCCTGTCTGCGGGCGCATCCACGACGCGTCGCGCAAATGCAGAGCGAAGAGAGCACCGAGGCTGTCGGCGGCTGATCGGTTTCGTAACACCAAGGAGTGGCAGGATGCGCGGGACGAGGCGCGCGAGCGCGACATGAGCATGTGTGTGGTGTGCCGCAGTAAAGGGATCGTCACTGTCGATGACCTTTCGGTGCATCACATTGTTCCACTTGAGGAGGACTACGAGCTGCGTGCGGAGTTGGACAACCTGGCAACGGTTTGCGGTGAGCATCACCGCGAGGCTGAGCGAGGCGATATAAGCCGCGATTTTCTGCGTGACTTGATAGGACGGTATTTGTGTCGCGGATGAGTATCCCCCCGGCTGTAGCGCGTTCTCGTGGCCTCTCAGCTATACACCACTGCCACACCCCTAAACACGACGCAAATGATTTCCCGTGGGTTTTTTGGAAAGAGACACGAGAGGAGGTGCAAGCCCCATGGCCCAAAACAAGGTGATCGACCTGCGCGCCAAGGCTGAGGAGATCATGCGGATCGCTGAAACGTACAGCGTGGACAAGAACTTTCTGTTCCTCACGACGTTCAAGCGCTACCAGTTTCAGATCGGCGCGCTCGAGCAGCTTGAGGAAACGCTCAACGAGGACAAGCTCTTGGTGACCAAGGAGTATGTAAAAGGCCGCAAGAACCTCTATGCACATCCGGCGCTTGCCGAGTACGCAAAAATGTCGACGGCGGCAGACCGCACCGTTGCCACGCTCATCAAAATCGTCAACTCCTTCAAGGAGGGGGAAGACGACGATGACGGCGAGGATCCGTTGATGGCCGCGCTGCGCGGCGAGCCGGTTGAATGAGCATCCGAGCTACCGCTACGCGCGGGCCGCCGTCGATGGGGAACTGACCGACGCCTGGGGCAAGCCGACCAAGGCACCGGCCTACGTCATCAAGCAGTGCAGAGAGTTCGTGGCGATTTGCGATGGTGAGAGCGAAGAATGGATGATCGACGAGAAACGGGCGCGCGTCATCGATAACATCCTCAAGCTGCTTGTCATGCCGAAGGGGCTCAAAGCCGGTCGGCCCATCTACGATTGCACGATGGGGTACCAGTGGCTCATCTACATCGCGATCTTCTGCGTTGTGTACCAGGACAACCCGGCGAAGCGCCGCTACGAGACGGCGGTGCTCGAGATCTGCCGCAAGAACTTCAAGACCTACACGGTGGCGATCATCTTCATTATTGCGTTTCTGCTCGAGCCGGCATTCTCGAAGTTCTACAGCGTGGCTCCGGACGGTGCGCTATCGCGCGAAGTGCAAGAGGCTATTTCGGAAACGCTCAAGTCGAGTCCGGCGGTGTACAAGCGTAAGAACAAGAACAGGTTCAAAATCTTGCGTGACTACATCAAGTTTTTGCCGACCGAAACGAAGTACATACCGCTGAACTACACCAACAGCAGATTCGACGGAAGACTGCCGAACGTGTTTCTCGCTGACGAGGTGGGAGCGCTGCCGAACTCGTATGCCGTGGAGTCGATGCGCTCGGGTCAGCTCAACGTGGTGAACAAGCTCGGGTGCATCATCTCGACGAAGTATCCGACCTTCGACAACCCGTTCGAGGATGAAGTCGACTATGCCAAAAAGGTGCTCGACGGCATACAGGACGATGTGACGGTGTTCGCGCTTCTGTACGAGCCTGATGAAACGAAAGCGTGGATGAGCGACGACCTCATAATGCAGCAGGGAAACCCGGTCGCTTTGGAGATCGCGGAAATCTGGGAAGACCTCGTGAAGAAGCGCTCGCGCGCCATCGCTTCGGAGAGCGCTCGGGAGAACTTTTTGACCAAGCACTGCAATATCGTCTACCAGTGCAGCACCGAAAGCTACGTGCCAATCGACGCCGTGCGTGCCGGATCGCTTCCAGGAATCGATTTTTCGGGACGCGAGCTGTACGTAGGCGTCGACCTTGCCATGACCAACGACAACTGCGCCGTCGCCGTCGCGTTCGAAGAAGACGATGAAATCTACTGCGACGTGAAAGCGTTCTTCCCTGCCGACCGCCAGAGTGAGAAGTCGATGTCGGAGAAGATCGATTATCAGCAGTTCGTAGACGCAGGATGCGCCGTGCCCTGCGGAGGTATGGTGGTCGACTACTCGCAGATCGAAGAATTCGTCATGCGCATCGAGCGGGAATACGGCGGCACGGTCGTTTCGGTCGGCTACGACCGCTTCAATGCGATTTCGAGCGTGGGGAAGTGGGAGGGTGCGGGACTCACCTGCGTAGAGATCAAGCAGCATTCGAGCGTTTTGCATCCACCCACAAAGCTCCTGTCCGAGAAGATCGAGGGCGGGCGCTTCCATTTTCAGCCGAACAGGCTTTTGGAGATCAACTTCCAGAACGCCAGGTGCACCTACGACACGAACCTGAACCGCTACGTGAACAAGAAGCGCTCCAATGGCAAGGTCGATATGGTGGCGGCGCTGCTCAACGCTGTGTACCTGCTGCAACAAGACATCATCTTCGGCGATGACTTCATCGCCCAGTACTAGAGAGGAGGTGCGATATTGGGAATCATGCAATTTATGACACGGACGGCAGATGCTCAACCGGCCCAAGAAGAAGTGACGTCGGATGACCTACTGGTCGGCTCGACCTCCTGCGCTGTGACAATTACGAAGAAGGAGGCCATGGCTATACCGGCGTTCTCGTCGTGTGTTGACACCATATCGGGAACCGTCGCGTCGCTGCCGATCAAGCTCTACCGCAGATGTGGTGACAGCATTGAGGAGATGGAGGACGATCCACGCGTACTTATGCTCAACGGCGATACTGGCGACACGCTCACGGGTCCGGAAATGATCAAGGCTATGGTGGAGGATTACTACTGCTCGGACACGGGCGGCAACATGTTCATAAACCGCCCGTACGAGTTTTCCAACAAAATCCAGAGCTTGCATTACGTCAAAGCCGAAGACGTGCAGCCGCTCGAAAACAAGTACGACCCGATCTTCAAGCTTGTCCGATACAACGTTGCCGGGCGCGTGTACGAGCCGTGGCAATTCGTTCGAATACTTCGCTCGACACGCAACGGACGCTTCGGACGCAGTGTCATCACGGCGAACCAGGAAGCGCTGCAAGTTGCCTACATGACAATGCTCTACGAGCGGGCTCTTGTTCAGCGCGGCGGCAGCAAGCGCGGATTCTTGTCAGCGCCGAGAAAGCTCGGAAAGAAAGCACTCGATGCGCTGAGAGGTGCATGGCGGCGGTTTTACGGAACCACCGACGAATCGGTTGTCATCATGAACGACGGGCTCACCTTTCAAGAAGCGTCAACGACCTCAACCGAAATGCAGCTCAACGAGAACAAGCAGACCAACGCAAATGACATCTACAGCATGTTCAAGATGCCGCCTGAGATTATCAGGGCGGGAGGAACGAAGGATGCTTCGAAGAACGCCCGCGAGAACTACGTGCGTTTTTGCATCATGTCGCTTCTTGCCGAATTCGCCGCAGCGCTCAACCGTTCGCTTCTCCTCGAATCGGAGAAGCCCGATTGTTTCTTCGGCTTTGATTTGTCGGAGTTCACCAAGGCCGACATGAAAGAGCGGTGGGAGGCATGGAGGATCGCCAAAGAGGGTGGCTTCGTGATGCCCGACGAGGTTCGCAAGCGCGAAAACATGCCGCCACTTGGATTGAACCACGTGAGCATGAACCTTCGCGACGTGCTCTTCGATGTCGCCGCGCAGAAGATCATCGTGCCGAACACCGGCAGCGTGATCGATTTGAACAACCTTCCAGCGGCCCAAGGCCAAATGCCTGTAATCCAAGCGGAAGAAACCGGAGAACAACCAATTGAAGGAGGTGAGATTTTTGAAGGTAGTGCTTAGAAGCGATTCGGTGGAGATCGATGGGTATGTGAACGCCGTGGGGCGTGAGTCTCGCGTTCTGCGCGACAGCGACGGGTACTTTACTGAAACGATTGCGCCAGGCGCGTTCGCCCGTGCGCTTGCTCGCGGCAAACGCAAGATGTTGCTCAATCACGATGAAGAGCGTGTGATCGGCACCGAGGGCGAGAACCTCGAACTCAAAGAGGATGCCATCGGCTTGCATGCCCACGCGACCGTGACCGATGCCGAGGTGATTGAGAAAGCGCGCAAGAACGAACTGCGAGGATGGAGCTTCGGCTTTTACCCCGTCAGGCAGCGTTTCGACGAGGCGAATGGGATGCGTCACCGCACCGTGGAGGATATGGAGCTCACCGAGGTGTCCATCATCGATACGCGAAAGCTCCCCGCATACGTCGCAACGAGCGTGTACACGCGCGATGCCGGAGATGACACGCAGATCGAGATCCGCACGATGGATCTGCAAGACGTGGAGATGAGCGAGGAGCGTGCGGCAGAGCCGCCTATCGACTACTCGTATTACCGCAACGCCATCAGCGAGCTCAAAGCCGAATAAGCGGCGAGGACAACCAGAGGGACAAGCGCCAGAAGGGCGCTTTTTTTATGCCCGGAAACAACAGGAGGAACCTACACCATGGAGAAACTGAAAGCGCTCATGGAAAAGCGCAACGCCAAGGTTGACGAGATGAACGCCATCACCAACAAGGCAGTGGAAGAGGTACGTGCCATCACCACCGAGGAGGACGAGAAGTTCAAGGCGCTTGAGAACGAGGTGCGCGCCCTCGACGGCACCATCGAGCTTGTCAAGAGCCAGCGGGAGAAGCTGACCGTCCCTGCCGATTCGAGCAACGGAGACGGCAGTGAGGACACCGAAGAGGCCGAACTGCGGGCGTTTGCGACCTACATTCGTTGGGGTAATGCGTCAGGCTTGGAACAGCGCGCCTCCGATAACAACTTCACCCCAGCCGGCAACGCAGCGATCATCCCTAAGACCATCGCGGATCGCATGGTCAAGAAGGTTTACGAGATCAGTCCGATCGCTAACGAATCGGCACACTTCACGGTGAAGGGCCAGCTCGATCTCCCGTACTACGACGAGGAAACGAGCGCTATCACGGTCGCCTACGCCGATGAGTTCGCCACGCTGACGGCCAATGCCGGACAGTTCAAGAAGATCAGCCTCAACGGCTTTTTGGCCGGCGCGCTCACCAAGGTGTCTCGCTCGCTCATGAACGGAACCGACGTCGACCTGGTTGCGTTCGTCGTTGACGACATGGCGATGAAGATCGCGCGTTGGCTCGAGCACGAGCTGCTGATCGGCACGGCTGGCAAGATCGAGGGTCTTTCCGGCTGCAAGCAGACCGTGACGGCGGCTTCCGCAAGCGCGGTGACCATCGACGAGCTGATCGATCTGCAGGATGAGGTGATCGACTACTACCAGGGTAGCGCCATGTGGATCATGAACCGCAAGACGCGCACCGCGATCCGCAAGCTTGAGGACAAACAGGGTCGCAAGTACTTGCAAAACGACATCACCGCGCCGTTCGGCAAGGTGCTGCTCGGCAAGCCCGTGTACACCTCCGACAACATGCCTGGGATGGAGGCTGGCAAGACGGCGATCTTCTACGGCGACTTCTCTGGCCTCGCCGTCAAGTTCGCAGAAGACCCGTCCATCCAGATCCTTCAAGAGGTCTACGCGACGCAGCATGCCGTCGGCGCGGTCGGCTGGCTCGAGGTCGACGCGAAGATCCAGATCGAACAGGCTATCGCCCAATTGAAGATGAAGGCGGCCTAGGAGCATGAAGCTCGAAGTCGAGAAGTCCTTCTCCGGTGCGCTTGGATGCGCCGGTGTTGGGCAGACCATCGAAGTTTCTGCCGCAGTTGGAAAGCGGATGATCAAAGAGGGGTACCCCGTCGTGGAGGTGAAAGAGCGTGGAGGAAATCGAAAAGCTCAAGGCGACGAAGCTGCCCAATGAAGCGGTGTTGAGGCATTTGAGACTCGATCCCGCATACACCGACACGGAAGAAATCGCTGCAATCGGGCTTATGCGCGACGCTGCAGTGTCCTACGTCAAGGAGCGCTGCAACATCGACGAGCAATACGCCGACGATCATCCCGACATAGCCATCGCTGTCCTCGTGCTTGTCCGTGATATGTACGACAACCGCCAGATGTACGTTGACAAGACGAGCGTCAATCGCACCGTCGAATCGATTCTGTCGTTGCATGACTTCAACCTTCTGTGAGGTGCCTCATGGATTACAGGGAGAGGTTCGAGCTGCAAGAGCAGAGTGCGACGCAAAACGACAAGGGCGATAGCTCGGTTGAGTGGGTGACGATCTATGCGGGGTATGCCCGGGTTTCGAATTTGGGTTCGCGCGAGTACTGGCAAGCGGCGGCGGTGAACGCGGAAAGCACGTTGAAATTATTCTGTCGCTATCATCCAGCACTCGATATGACCGACACCCGAAGGGTTCGCCTTTTGTGGCGCGGGAAGCAGCTCGATATCAAGTCGATTGACAACACGAATTTTCAGAACGACCAGGTGGTTATCAAGGCGGTGATAAGAGATGAGTGAGTCGGGCGTGGTGCTTACCGGGGTATCCGGTTTCGATTCCGCGTTTGCTACACTCTTCGCCGATTTTTTCGATTCTACGGTCATGGACAGCAAGCGCGCAGTGTCAGCTGGCGGTAAGGCATGCAGGGATATGCTCCAGGGCACCACCGATCCCGGCTTGACGGGAGAGTACGCGTCCGGCTGGCGTATGCAGATGAAAAGCGACCATTTCGGCGGCTACTACGTACGCATCTACAACGCTACTAAGCCATCGCTCACGCACCTCTTGGAGATGGGGCACGAAATGTTCGTCCATGGCAAAGACACGGGCCAGCGCGTGTCCGCCCACCCGCACATCGCCGATGCAGCAGAGCATGGCGAAGGAGTGATGCTGAGGGTGATGGCTGATGGCAAGGGCTGATGTTTTCTCGATGCTCAAAGCATCTGGGTTGCCCGTCACCTATCGGACGTGGGGAGAAGCGGTGCCGCCGCCCCTCCCTTACGTCGCATATTTCTACATCGGCGACAGCGACCTCGCAGCGGACGATTCGAACTACTGCGAGGTCGCGCGCTGGTGCGCGGAACTGTACAGCGAAGACAAGGATGACGAATCAGAAGCGGCCATTGCGACGCAGCTCAAGAACAAAGAGATCCCGTACTCGAAAAACGAGATAGGGCCAATAGACGGCGACCGATTCATGGTCGCTTTTTACTTTACAACAATAGGAGGAGGAAACAATGCCTGAAACGAACAACACCGTGCAGTTCGGCCTTTCCGAGGTGGCGATTGCGATGAAGACGGGTGAAGCGACTTATGACACGCCCATCATGATTCCTGGTGCGGTCACGCTTTCTGCTGACCCCGAAGGAAGCTCTGAAAAGTTCTACGCCGACGATTGCACGTACTACAGCGTCGTCACGAACGACGGGTATACGGGCGAACTCGAAGTTGCACTCGTCCCTGACGAGGTGAAAGTGAAGGTATTCGGCTGGGAAATCGACAAGAACGGTGCGCTTGTCGAGATCGCCGATGCCATCCCCAAGCCCTTCGCGCTGCTGTTTCGTATCAAGGGAGATGCGAAGAAGCGATACAGCGTCTTTTACAACGTTGGTGCCGAGCGTCCGAAGAACGAGCATAAGACCACCGAGGACAAGGCCAATCCCGCAACGGAGAAGATGCCTATCACCATGACGCCGGAGAAGATCGGCTCGAAGAGGGTGACTAAGCTGTCCATCCCCGAAACCTCCGAGAACGCTGCAGTCATCGGTAAATTCTACGATGCTGTGTATCTTCCTGATTTCGACACCGCCACTCCTGCGGAGGGCGGCGAGTAATGCGCCGCGCGGTCATCTATGACCGCGAGATAGTCATGCAAGGGTCGCCCTACACCTTCCTGGTCTACAGGACGGCGTTCAAGGGCGACCTTTTCAATGACTTGGTGGATGCGTACGAGCATGGCCGCCCGGAAATGTCTGTCATGCTTCAATTCGCCTGGGCGATGGCACGTACCCACGATGACGCGGTTTCAGACTATCCAGATTGGCTCAGGGAGTTCGACCCTAAATCCTTCACGCTCGGCGATGCCGACGCGGTGGGGGTGATCGACTCGGCCATCAGCGCCGAGCTGTTTCGTGTCAGAAAGACCGGGAGAATCAAGCGATGGCTCGGTAGACGAATGGTCGCCGTGGCGCAACGTCTTGGCGCTCAAGCGCATCGGGTTCTCGCTTGACGAAGCACGACACACGACTATGCGAGATTTCATCGCATACACCGATCTTGCGTTTGCTGATTCCGGAGAAGTGGACGATGAGCCGAAAGCTCGTCAAGCGACGCAAGCGGATATAGACAGGTTTTTGTCATAAGACCAGGAGAAAATCGAATATGGCAGACGTTTACAAAGGGCTGACCGTTAAGCTCGGCGTTGATATTTCCAGTCTTTCGAGCGCGCTTCGCAAAGCTCGAAGCGAAGTCAGCGGCGTCGCCACCGACCTGCGAAAGGTTGAGCGCGCGCTTAAGCTCGACCCGGGCAATGTTAAGCTTCTCGCGCAGCAGCAGCGAGACTACCAGCGCCAAATCGAGTCCACCAAAAAGCAGCTCGACCTGCTCAAGCAGGCTGAGAAGCAGATGGAGGAGATGGATGCGTTCACTCCCGAGCAAGAGGCTCAGTGGACGAAGCTGCAATCCGACATCGTACTCACCGAGCAGAAGCTCAAGGGCTACCAGCAAGCGCTTACCGACTCTATCGTGAAGCAGGGGGCGGCAACGTCTTTGCTTGGAAAACTCGGTTCGAGCGTCGAGAAGTTCGGCTCGCACGTTCAGGGCTTCGGTCGTGGCATGGAGACGGTGGGAAACGGGCTCACGCGCACGCTCACCCCGGCGGTGATTGGCGTCGGGGCGGCTTCGGTTGCTGCAGCGGTGCAGATCGACACGTCGCTGACGAACGTGAAGAAGACCGTTGACGGAACCGACGAACAGTACCAGAAGCTCAAGCAATCTGCTATCGAATTCTCGAAGACCAACGCCGTTGACGCTTCGCAGATCCTTGATATCCAAGCGCTTGGCGCACAGCTCGGTTTTGCCATCGATGAGCTTGACGAGTTCGGCCAGGTGGTATCGGGCCTCGACATCGCCACGAACATGGACGCCGAGACGGCGGCCACCGAGATGGCCCAGTTCGCGAACATCACCAAGATGAGCCACGAGGAGATCCGAAACTACGGCAGCGCCATCGTCGGGCTCGGCAACTCGTACGCGACGACCGAGTCGGACATCAGCGCCCTCGCCATGCGCGTGGCCGCCGCCGGAACGCAGGTGCACATGTCCCAGGCGGACATCCTGGGCCTATCGACCGCGCTCGCGTCCATGGGCGTCGAGGCGGAGGCGGGCGGCACCGCGATCAGCACCCTAATGGCGCAGATCGACAAGGACATCGCCCTCGCGGGAGCAGCCATGGCGGGCACGAGCGACATGACGCAGAAGGAGATCGACAAGGTGAACGCCGCGCTCGGCACATGGGCGTCCACCGCCGGCATGTCCGCAACCGAGTTCGCCGAAGCATGGAAGAACGACCCCGTGCAGGCGCTCGCGGCCCTCCTGTCCAACATGGAGGCGGCCACCGCCGAGGGCGGCAACATGTCCGTGATGCTGCAAGAGCTGGGAATCGACTCGATCCGCCAAACGGACGTGATGAAGCGTCTGGCAGGCAACTCGCAGTTCGTGGCCGACGCGGTGGCCACGGCCAACGACGAGTGGTCGGCGAACACCGCGCTCCAGAAGGAGGTCGACAACCGCAACCAGTCGCTTGCCGCCCAATTCGAGATGCTCAAGAACCGCGTGATCGCGGTGGCGAACGACGTGGGCGGGCCGCTCGCAAGCGCGCTGCTCGATATCGTCGATCAAGCGGAGCCGCTCATCAAGATGATCGGAGAAGGCGCGAAGCAGTTCTCCGAGATGAGCAAGTCGGAGCAGCAAGCGGTTCTCAAGGCCGTGGCGCTTTCCGCCGCCATCGGGCCGCTGCTCACGGTCGTCGGGAAGGGCACCCAGAAGATCGAGGCGTTCGGCAAGGGCATCCAAAAGGTTGCCGAGTTCTTCGCCAGAATGGACGTGAAGGTATCGAGCACCGCCGACACGCTCGGCGACCTCGAATCGAGCACGAAGAAATCGGAATCGGCGACGAAGAAGAACACCGAGACGGTGAAGAAATCATCCGTCGCCATCGGGGCCGCGAAGACGGCCATGGTCGGGCTGATCGCCGTGGTTGCCGGGTTCGTGCTCAAGCAGATCATCGACGAGGTGATCGCCTACAACAACGCCTTGAAGACCGCCGAGGGCGCTACGGACGGCTTGCGCGATGCGGTGAGTACGTCGAAGAAAGACTTCTCCGACGCGGTTCCGAGCATCGTGATCGCATCCGGGGCGATAGACGGGTATTCGGAGAGCGCGCGCGATGCGATGCAGAGTCAAGCCGACCTTGCTCAGGAGATCAAAGAGGCATGGACGGACATAGGCACGAACCGAGCGATCATCGATGAATGCACGGCGACCATCGAACGGCTCACGAGCAAGTATGACGAAAATGGCAGCAAGGCGCAGCTCACCGCTACCGAGCAAAGCGAGCTGCAAACCGCCGTGAGTATGGTGAACGATGTATGCGGTACGTCGTACTCGGTCATCGACGCGCAGAACGGAATACTGTCCGAATCTGTAGATAAGATCAAAGCTACTACCGACGCCTGGATCGCCAACGCGGAAGCGCAAGCAGCCCAAGAGCAGATGGTGGAGCTGAAGAAGCGCGAGTACGAGCTGAACGGATGGCTGGCGAAATCGACCGACGAGCTTAGGGAAAAGGGCGACAGGCTGGCCGAGCTGCAAACGCATAGAACAGACCTCACCATCGAGGAGCGGCAGGAGCAGCAGAGGTTGTCGAAGGAGCTTGACGAAGCCCACAACAACTACGACTGGCTCACCGATGCCATAGAGGAGAACAAGGGCGCTCAGGAGAGCCTGAGCAACACTTACTCCGACGCGCAGCAGAAGCTGCAAGGAACCTCCGCTGCTATCACCGACGCGATCAGCGCGCACGAAGGATGGGGTGACAATCTGGCCGAAGCTGGGGTGGATGTTGATTCTTTCGCCCAAAAGCTGTCCGAGCTTGGTTTTACCTCGTCGGAAGTCTATGCGCTGTCCGACGAGAACATGATGCTGCTCGCTCAATCGTACAACCTGAGCATCGACGAGATCATCGCGGCGTGCGACGAGGCCGGCATCGCTGTGCCGGAGAAGATGCGGCAGGCGGCCACCGGTGCGACGGCTGCTATCCAAACAGAAGCGCCGAACGCGGCGGCTGCCATGTACATCATGAAGGACGGCATTCTCCAAGCCTACGATCCCATCACTGGAGAACTGTCGGCGGCGACGGTGGACGCGACGGATAAGATCGTCAGCAGCATCGTATCGGGAACTCCAGGCGCTGTAGGATCTATGACCGCGATGAAGGACGGCGTGGTGTACGCCTACGATCCGGTCACCGGCCAGCTATCTCAGCTCACTGTCGAAGCTATGGCTGGGGTTGCGAAAGGCGTTAAAGACGGGAAACCGAACGTCGTCAACGAGACGGCGGCACTTGAAATAGCGGCTGTCGGAGCTGTTGACCCGATCAAAGCCGACTTGCCGAACGCGGCGTCGGAAGGCTCGCAGGGTTTTGGCGACAGTCTTGCAGACGGCCAATCGACGGCAACTAAAAACGCTGGGTCGATGGCGGCAGCGGCGATGATCATGAACATGTACTCGGCGATGTTTCGCAGTTGGGGATCACACGCGTCGCACAACTTCGCTGCTGGCATCATGTCTGGCTACGGCGCTGCGGTCAATGCGGCGACGACGATTGCGAATGCGGTTAAGAACATCCTGGGGCACTCAGTGCCGAAATCGGGCCCGCTTCGAAATAACGGGAAAGGCGAGAAGGAGTGGGGTGCGCACGCCGCTCAGAACTGGATCGGCGGGTTCCGCTCGGAGATTCCTAATCTGCAATCGACTATGGACGAAATGGCCGACGTCGTTTCCGGTGTTATGGGGGTTGGTGCGAGATCGCGTTCGAGCATCAACGTGTCCGCTGCCGCCACGCGCGCTGCGTCGGCTCCTCAGATGAGCGTCAGCGTTGATGCTTCGGGCGGCCTGACGAAAGTCGATGTGTACGAGGCTGTGGGCGCTGCGATGGCTGACGCGCTATCACACCAACCTGACGTAGTGCTAAAGATCAGCGACAGGGAGCTTGCGAGGGCGAACAGGAGGGCCGGACGATGAAGGGCGAAGCGAAGTACGTCAATCATCTGGGGCGCTCGGTCGGACTTAACGGAGACGGCGTGCATCTCAACAGCGGGGAGCTTGCCGATTGGTCGGTGGGATACGCGACCCTCAACGGGCGCATAGCCTCCTTCCGGCGCGAGCGGCGCGAAACCCCGGTGACAGCCGTGATCGCTTGTTCCACCAGCGCCGCCGGCATGGCGAAGCGAAACGAGATATACGAGGTCGCCGCAGTGGACGTGGAGGCCGCCAAGCCGGGGAGGCTCTACGTCGGAGACTGGTACGTGCCCGGCTACATCGTGGCATCGAAGAAAGACCGCTACTGGTACACCGGGGCGGCTGCCGACTACGAGCTGACGTTCGCATCCGACGACCCGCGCTGGACGCTCGAGCACGAGAGCTCTTTCGCTCCCGGCGCGAACAGGGACGGCGGGTTCACCTACCCCCGCGATTACCCGTACAACTACGGCACCACGATGGGATCCATGGCGATCGACAACCCGTCGTTTCTGCCGTCCGCCGCGAAGATCATCGTGTACGGCCCGGCGACCAACCCCTACGTGATCGTGGGCGGCAACCGCTACGAGGTGGAGGTCATGGTGAGAAACGGCGGCTACCTCGTCATCGACGGGGCGGGAAGACCGCCGACCATAACCCTGTACAACGAGGACGGGACGACCGAGAACGTGTTCCACCGCCGCCGTGGCAACCAGAAGAAGGGCGGAGGCTCCTACGTGTTCGAGCCGGTTCCTCCCGGTGTGTCGGCGGTCACGTGGGACGGGTCGTTCGGCTTCGACCTGATCCTCTACGAAAAGAGAGACGAAAGGAGATGGATCGATTGGAAGTGACATACACGGACGAGAACCGGGTCGAGCTCGGCATGATCGATTCGTACTCCCTCGATCTTGCTTACGGAAGCGAAGAGAACGAATTCGATCTGACGGTGCCGATAGGCTTCACTCTGCCGCGAAAATCGCTCGTGTACATCGACGGCACGGAATGGGGCGGCGTCGTGAGGGGGTGCCGCCCCTCCACGCTCGGCGAGGAGCCCACGAACACCATCACCGGGCAGACCTGGCACGGCGTCCTGTCCGAGTCGTGCATCATCCCCGATGCGGGCAGCGACCATTACAAATCTTCCGGCGAGGCGAACGCGGCGATCCGAGCCATACTCGCGCGCCAGGGGCTCGACGAGCTGTTCGACGCGTCCGACGAGGACAGCGGCATCATGGTCGAGCACTCACACGACCGGTTCGCCGACGCCTACGCATCCATCCGCAAGATGTTGAGGAAATCCGGCGCGAAACTCAAGATAGCCAAGGAGCCGGGACGCAAGCCAACGCTCTACGCCGTTGAGATCGGATCGTACGTAGACGACGGCAGCTCGGAGCGGTTCGCCTACGAGATCCGCGAGGGAACGCCGCACAACCACATCATATGCCTCGGCAACGGCGAGATGCAGGATCGAGTGGTCGTGCATCTTTACGCCGATGCCGACGGCGTGGTGTCCGAGACTCAAACGTTCTACGGCCTCGACGAGCGCCAGTACGTCTACGAGCTGTCCAACAACGACGAGGAGAACCTGCGGGAGGAGGGCAAGAAGAAGCTCGAGGAGCTCCAGAACACGGACTCGGTAGACCTCCGCTTGCCCGATGGAGAGTCTTACGACGTAGGCGACATCGTGGGCATCTCGAACGACGACACGGGCGTGTCTGTCATGGCCGACATCACCAAGGTAATCGTCAAGGTCGATGATCGCGGCATCGTGTCAGTGTCGAATGAAGTGGGCGAGGTGAGATCCTCGAGCTCCATGCAGGGCGGCTACTCTTCGGGATCTACCGGACTTGCCTACAAGGGCGGTCCCGGCATCGGGATCGTCGGCGCGGTCATATCGGCCGACGTGACCAATGAGAAGCTTGCCGCAGTCGAGGCAAAGGCCGACTCGGCCGGCAAGGTCGCCGCAGCCGCCGTCAAGCATGTCAAAGGATCGGCACCCATCGTCGCGGAGGAATCCGGCGGCACCGTGTCGGTGTCGCATGCGGCCTCCGGCGTGGCGGGAGGATCGTACGGCCCGGCGTCAGACTCGTCCCCGTCGTGGGGCGATGCGGTCACGGTCGGCTCGCGCCTCGTCATAGACGGCGCAGGGCACGTCAAGGACGCTGCCGGGCGAAAGCTCGTCCTGCCGTCGAACGTGGCAACGCAGAGCGCGAAGGGCCTCATGAGCGCAGCCGACAAGCAGCGCATCGATGCCTACCCGTGGGACGCGATCAGCGGCAAGCCCGCTACGTTCGCGCCCGCCGCGCACAACCACGACGACAGGTACTACACCGAAGCAGAGATGGACACGAAGCTTGCCGGGAAATCAGACGCGTCGCATGTCCATGCCTGGGAGGCGATAACCGGAAAGCCCGCCAGCTTCCCGGCAGCAAGCCACACCCACGACGATCGCTATTACACCGAGAGCGAGATGAACACGAAGCTTGCCGGGAAGTCGGACACGTCCCACACTCACGCTTGGAACGGCATCACGGGCAAACCGGCGAGCTACCCGCCGGCGACGCACAACCACGATGCGGCGTACGCTGCCAAGTCCCATGCCCATCCGTGGGCCGATGTGACGGGCAAGCCCGCCAGCTTCCCGCCGAGCGCCCATACCCATGCGTGGGCGGACGTGAGCGGCAAGCCGACGAGTTTCACGCCGTCTGCTCACTCTCACGACTGGGCGTCGATCACCGGGAAACCTGCATCGTTCCCCCCGTCGTCGCATTCTCACGACTGGTCTGCGCTGACCGGCAAGCCCGCGAGCTTCCCTCCGTCCTCGCACTCCCACGGCGTGGCGACGGCATCGGCGGCTGGCTTCATGTCCGCAGCAGACAAACAGGCAATCGAATCGCTCAAAACGGGAGCGGTGACAGGGGTCAAGGGTAACTCCGAATCGGCGTACAGAAAAGGCAACGTCAACCTGACCGCCGCCAACGTCGGGGCGCTCCCGACCGCTGGCGGCACGCTCGATGCGACGGCTCAGATCAAACGCGTCGGCAGGTCCATGTCGTGGATGAACGGGCGCGACGGGGCGCCGGTCAGGCAGACGAGCTACACGGGTTACAACCCCGTGTGGTCGGCGAAGACGACGAACGGCTCCTGGGAGATGGGGCCGTACACGAACAACAACCTGTACTTCAACTACATCACCGACGCGAACTACAACGCGGGGACGAACTCCCCGACCGCCCAGATCGTGTTCGGCTCGGACGGATCAGTGTCCGCGCCTGGGCTCATTGTCGCGGGCAAGACGCTGCTCGACAGGACGTACCCCGTCGGCGCGGTGTACCTGAGCTTCAGCGCGACCAGCCCTGCCTCCCTCTTCGGGGGCACTTGGGTTCAGATCACGGGCAGGTTCCTCCGCACGGCGAACGACACGGGCACGGGCGGCAGCGACGCCCACACGCTCACTGCGGCGCAGATGCCGGGCCACTACCACGGGGTCGTCCGCGAGCAGGACGGCGATTGGGCCGGATACTGGCAGTCTAACGCGTCGGGGGGAGGCCTCTGGTGGATCGTTTCCAACGGCACCCCAGGCGCTAACAGGGGGCTTAAAACCACATCGGTCGGCAGCGGACAATCGCACAACAACATGCCCGCTTACCAGGACGTGTACGCCTGGAGGCGAACGGCGTAAAGGAGGAGATCAACATGGAAATATATGAAAGAGGTGATGCAGAATGACCCACATCGTCACCGCGAAGAAGCTGGAGCTGCACGTGAGCTCCGGAGACGACGGTGCCCTCAACGCGGCGTTGTTCGGCCCTGACCTGTACGTGCTATCGGGGTGCGTCGCATCGGTCGTCAATTCGAACAAAGTCACCGTGTCGGGCGGCGAGATTCTCATGCACGGGCGTCATATCAGGGTTGACGCTTCGGGCGAGTCGGTAACGATCGAGAACGGCGCGCAGTCGAAGAAGCGAAACGACCTCGTCGGGATCTTGTACAAGCGCGATGCCGCGAACCAGGACGTCGAGGACGCCCAGCTGCACGTGCTGAAAGGAACCCCGGTGCCGGACGCGCCGGCTGATCCGGCCTACAACGCCTCGGCGTCGATTCTCAAAGGAGATGCCGAGGTGTTCCGTCCGCTCTACCGAATTCCCATCGACGGGCTTTCTGTCGGCGCGCCGGTGCCGCTGTACAAGACGCTAGACAGTTTGTCCGAGGCTTTCGAGCTGATCGGCAGCCACAAGCACTCCGCATCCGACATCGCGAGCGGGACGCTGCCGACCATCCGCGGAGGGACGGGCGTGACGACGGACGCTGCAATCGGCCTCAAGGCGTGGCCGGTCGGCTCTGTCTATTCCAGCTACGACCCCACCAGCCCCGCAGCGCGCTTCGGCGGGACGTGGACGGCGATAACGGGCGCGTTCCCGTACTTCAACGCCGGCACCGCGACGGGCGGTTCGAACACCCACACGCTGACCACCGCGCAGCTGCCAAAGAACAAGGCCTACTCGTCGTCAGACGTCAACGGCAACGCGGGCTTCAGCGACGCGCTCTATACGGGCGCGTTCAGCCAAGGCTCCGAGTACGCCTATCTTAGCCTGACGTACATCGGCGGCGGGCAGGCCCACAACAACATGCCCGCGTACCAGACGCTGTACGCGTGGCGCAGAACCGCATAAGGAGGAGATCACATGCTGATACTCGACGAGCGCGGGGCGGTCGTGACCGACCCCGACGAGAAGATCGGGCGGCTCGAAGCCCGAGAGCGAAACGTGACGCACCGCTACGTCGTGGATGTAGCGGAGGAGTCGCATGAGGAGGTGGTGCGCAAGTATCCCGAGACGGGCGGCAAGGACGTGGAAATCGTCGTCGATGTGGAGGAGCAGGGTCACTGGGAGACGCGCCTGGAAACCGGCGAGCTGGTCGAGTTCGACGGCACGATCCCGGAGGACATGCCGCACGAGTTGGAGCTTGCCGACGTGCAGTCCTACATGCTCTACGTGCCCTACACGGACGAGGAGCTGGCGGAGATCGCCCGCCTTGAGGAGGAGCGCAAGCGCATGGAGGCCGAGGCCGCAGAACGCGAGGCGTTCCTGGCCGCGGCACCCGAGCGCATGGAGACGGTGGAAACCACCCAGGCCGACACCGACGACGCGCTGTGCGCCATGTTCGAGGCGAACCTCGCGCTGCAGACCACGATGGAGGATCAGGACGCTGCCATCTGCGCCCTGTACGAGATGACGTTGGGAGGTGCATAGGCATGGATGCAATCGCAAAGGCGTACGCCCGCCGCATCGAGCGCGGCGCGATCACGCTGGAGGACGTGCCGGCGGCGATCCGCCCCCTCGTGGAGGCGGCGCTGGCGGCGGCCGCGGGGAAAGGGGCGATGTAGATGCCCTACGAGGAGGCGATGACCGCCCTGTCGGTCGCCATAGCCCGCGAGGGGCCTGCGTGGATCGTGGCGGCCATGGTCGTCATCGCGGCCGCCGTGCTGCTCGCCAAGGGCGTGCCGGCGTGGACGGCCTACATGGACAGGCGCGCGGCGGTCGAGGAGGAGCGCGAGCGGCGCAAGTCGCGGGAGAGCGAGGAGCGCGCCCGCACGGAGGGCCAGTGGATACAGGCCATCGACCGCAGCAACGACGTGTCGGAGCGGGTGGCGTCGGCGCTCGACTCCTCGACCCGGATGATCGGGCAGGTGTCGCGCAAACTCGACGACGACGCGCGCCAGGCCGACCGCAACGCGGCTCGGCTTGAGAAGATAGAGACGGATATGCAGGTTTTGCTGGAGAGGACTAAGAGATGAAAGACAAGGTCAAAGAATGGGCCAAGGCCGCAGGCGTGCGCGCGGTCAAGACGGCGGCGCAGACGGCCGTCGGCGTGATCGGCGCGGCGGCGGTCATGGGCGAGGTGCAGTGGGCCGTGGTCGGCAGCGCGGCGGCCCTGGCGGCCGTCGTGAGCCTGCTCACGAGCGTGGCTGGCATGCCCGAGGTCGAGGGCGGCGCGAGCGTCGCCAAGATCGCGAAGGGCGGCGATGGGCGATGAGGATCACCGTCAACGGCGGGCACACGCCGACCAGCCCCGGCGCGGGCAAGTACCTCGACGAGGTGCGATGCGACCGCGCGGTCAAGGACGCCCTGATCGCCGAGCTTCGCGCGCGCGGCCACGAGGTGGCCGACTGCACGGCCGACGACCGGATGCCGTACCCCGACGAGCTCGACGCCCAGGTGGCGCGAGCCAACGCGAGCGGCGCCGAGCTGGGGATCAGCATCCACCTCAACGCGGGCGGCGGCACGGGCTGCGAGGTGCTCTACCACCCGGCGAGCGCGGGCGGCGAGGGCGAGCGCGTCGCCGCGAAGATCAGCTCCGCGCTAGCCTCGCTCATGCGCATCCCCAACCGGGGGGCTAAGCAGCGCGGCGACCTGGGCTGGCTCAACGGCACGGACATGACGGCCGTTCTCGTCGAGGTGTGCTTCGTCGACCACCGCGCGGACGAGGCCGCCTACAACCGCGTGGGGCCTGCCGCCATCGCGCGCGCCATCGCCGACGCCGTGGTCGGCGGCGCGTCGAGCGGCGAGTGGGTCAAGGACGCGAAGGGCTGGTGGTACCGCCGCCCCGACGGCTCTTGGCCGGCGGGCGAGTGGCTGCTGCTCGACGCATGGTACCGGTTCGACGCGGACGGCTACGCCGCGACCGGCTGGCGCGAGGTGGACGGCAAGTGGTACCTGCTCGGGGACGACTGCCGCATGCTCACGGGCTGGCAGAGCGTCGGGGGCAAGTGGTACTACCTCGACGGATCCGGCGCGATGGCGACCGGCTGGCGCGAGGTCGGCGGCAGGTGGTACTGGCTCGACGGGTCGGGGGCCATGAAGACCGGCTGGCTGCTCGATGGCGGGAAATGGTACTGGCTCGACGGCTCCGGCGCCATGGCGGAGTCCTCGTGCCGCAGCATCGACGGCAAGTGGTACGCCTTCGGCGCTTCGGGGGCGATGATCTCCGGGGAGGTGCCGACCGCCGAGGGCGGGGACATGATCCTGGGATAGCCGACCGCGGTGCGCCGTCACCGCCGAACGCCCCGGATCAGCGACCTGCTGGCGGCGGGCTGCACGGTTGGCACCGTGGGCATCGGCAAGCAGATCGAGGCGGTGCGGTTCAAGCTGGCGTGATCAGCTCGCGCGTGCTACTATGCATTCATCGAGTGGGTCCCGGCAACCCACTCCCTTCTGGGCTCGCACTCTCTCGGGGGTGCGAGCCATTTTTTTGCGTTTAGGGCAGGGGTCGGCAAGCGGATCTTCGGCAATCGTCGTGCGTGATCATGATCGGGTGTATAATCTTTACTGGAAAGGTAATATTATGCTCGGAAAGGAGATCGGCATGGACGAGAAGATGACGCGCAAGGGGTTCCTCGCGGCGGCTGCGGCGGCGGGGGTCGCGGCTCTGGTGCCGACCGCGGCCAGCGCGGCCGAGGAGGAGGGCACGGATGCCGAGACGGCGCTCCTCGACGAGCTAGGGGTGGAGGTCGAGCACGGGGCGGAGGCGCTCGCGGACAGCGAGTGGGCCGAGCTCGCGGCGTCGCAGACCGACGTCTACAAGTCCCACAGCGGCATGCACATCATGAACGCGCCGGGCTACTTCGCTTTCTCCGGGTGGGACGCCGCGAGGGATCAGCCGACCGACCTGGGATTCGTGTTCGCGAGCGGCGGGATGGCCGTGAAGGCGCGCGAGATGAACGTCAACGGCGCTCCCGTCCTCGGGAGGAGGAAGCTCTGGAGCGGTTCGTTGAAGCTCAACGCCTCGGTGAACGTGCCCGGTGTGTCGGACTACATGCTGTTCGCCGTCAAGACGGAAGGCCCCGCGTGCGTCGGGGTGAAGCCTGGCGGGTACCTCGATTTCACGGGCGGGTCGACTACCCATCAAGGCGGAACCCTGCAGATAACGGGTACGACCGCCAAGTACATACTCGCGTCCAGCGGGGTCGGCAACGTGACCGAGATATGGGGGCTCGCGTAGTTTCCTCCGCGTTTCGCGAAGGGCCGCTCTCCCGAGGGAGGTCGGCCCTTTTTTTGCGTCAGGAGCCCTCCTGCTCGACCGCCTCGCGCAGCACCTCGTCGTACTCGGCCTCGCTCGTCGGCTCCATCCCGTGCGCCTCTAGCACCGGGTCGAACAGCTCCTGCTCGGCCTCGCGGCGCGCTTCGGCGGCCTCCGCGAGCGTCCTGAACGAGCCGAGGTGGCGCTTCTTGCCCTTGAGGCCGATGTATGCGACGTACGTCCCCGTCTTTGGTCGGTACGAAACCCCGCGGACTCCGGTCGAGTTGTTGGCCGGAGGACGGTTCCCGAGCATCTTGATGCACGTGCCGTCGACGTAGCCCTCTTCGAGCTTGGCGAGGTTCTCGGCGGCCCGCGCCCGCGCCTTCTCGGCATGGACGCATCCGCACGATGTCTGCGCGCCCGACACCAGCGCGCCCTTGCTCACCACCGCCTGCCGGGTGCAGTCGCATTCGCACCGGAGGTACAGGCCGTCGGCGTCCGACCTTTCGAGGCTCTTCACCACGAGCTTGCCGAAGCGCCGGCCCAGCACCGAGTGATCCCACCTCCCGCAGCTCTCCCGCTTCCCAGATGCGAGGTCGTAGCCCATGACGATGCAGCTTCGCGAGCAGTCGCATTCGCAGCGGTAGGCGATCCCCCGCTTCGTGCGCACGCGCTCCTTCGCAACGAGCCAGCCGAAACGCCGATCCGTCAAATCGGGGACGGCCTTGCCGTTCCTCGCCATGCCTACAGACCGCCGATCAGCTCTTCGACGATGGCGGATTGCGTCTTGCCCGTTCGCGACGCCTCGCGTTCGAGCTTCGCTTTGGCCGTCGCGCTCAGCTTGAGGGTGGCGACCACGGCACCGTCGTCGTCCGGCTCGCCGAACGCATCGGCGTACTCGTCGGCCGTGAGGTTCTTCTCGGCCCACGAGCGCGCATCATCGTACGCGAGCGGGCGCAACTCCTCTCCTCCGACCCACCCCGACCCGTCGGCTTTGGCGCAGCGGCTCCGGGGGCCGCCCTCCAAATGGAGGAAGAACTCGCCCGTGCGCTTGCGGTAGAGCGTCTCGCAGTAGTAGTCGAGGTCGCCGGGGTAGAGGCCGTTGCCCGATTCCCCCACGGGCTCGGCCTTGTCGGTGTCGTACCGCTTACCGTTGATAACCTTGTTCATGGTTCCTCATCCTTTTCAGGCTCATAGGTTCCGCCGAAGCGGAGCCGAATTCTATCCTACCAGGCCAGCCCGAAGAAGGGGGCGAACTCCTCGCCGCCGTGCTTCTCTGCGTGGCGCTTGGCGTACTCCTCGATGTAGCCCTGCTCCTCGCCCTCCTCGAACATGCCGTCCATGTCTTCCGTGATCTCGCCGTCCATCAGGTTGCAGGCGGCCTCGAAGTTGATCTCGTTGCCGTTGAAGTCGTTTACCTTCGTCATTGCCGGTTCCTTTCCTCGTCCCCTTCGATGCTCTCATTATAGAATACGTATATGTAAACGTAAATATGTATCGACTATAAATATTCGTAAATATTTGGGCAAAGAAAAAGCCCGCCGAAGCGGGCTGTCCATGGTTTTCCTCTTACTTGCTCACGATGAACGTTTCTCCCTCGCCGGAGTCGACTATCCCGTACTCTGCCTGGTCGTAGCCGTTGAGGAGGTCGGCTGCCATCCGCTCCGCGTCCTCTCGAGTCTCCGCTTCGAACTTGTCGCTGCACATGAGCGATCCGTTCGCTTTCGTGTAGTATTCGATATCGTACAGCTTCATAATGTGGTATCCTTTCGGTTGGCCGGAGCCGGGGAGTTTCTTCCCCGGCCCCTTCTCGTTTAGCTGATCGTTTCGCGATATCTGGCGATGATTGCGTCGATCTCCGCCTCCGCCTCTTCGCTTACCCCCATCTTCTTGATCCTTTCGAGGTCGGCGATTACGGCTCGAAGATGATCGTAATACTGCTTGTCGGTCATTTCTTCCATCCTTTTCTCCTCTCGGTAAAGCCCCTTGCCTTACCTTGTAGGTATAGTATAGTACATGTACTATATATCTGCAAGGGGCTATTCGGAACTTTCCAGCATCTTTTCCGCGAACTCGGGGTTCTCCATCGCGTAGCGGAGCATGTTCTTCACGTAGACGGATTTCTTCCCGCCCCGACTCTTAACGTCTTCGAGATGCTCCCACACGTCGAACTCGCGAGGGGAGAACTCAAGCGCGAGCGTCTTCTTCTTCTCGCGGTACTTCGCGCTCGCGCGCTTCTGCGCTTCGCTCACCATCGGTGCACCTCCTTTCTGTTGCCGCTATTGTACAGGTTGCCCCGCCGGAGCGGGGCGCACTGTTGTCACTTGACCTCTTTCCAGCTTCCGGAAATGCCCGCATAGTGTCCCATCGCGATGCGGGCTCCGCGCTCGCTGGCGTACTTCTTACTGATGACGGGGTTGCCGTAGCAGGTGCAGATGCGCAGCGTTGCGGTTCCGTCGCGGTGTGTCTGGATGCTTGCGGTGCTGCCGTAAATGCCCCGGTAGTAACGTTTCATGGTTCATCCTTCCAGGTAGCCCCGCCGAAGCGGGGCGGTGACTGTCATCGGTAGTAAAGGCATGCGATCGTTTCGATCGGCACTTGCTTGCCGCCCTCCGCGATGGCGTCGCTTGCGAAACCGTCCCGCTCTGCGGCGCGCTCGAACCAATCCGAGTACACGCTGTACTGGCTGTTCGAGCAAGACCCGCTTTCGGGCTTCTCGTTGAGCTTCTCCTCGCTCGTCGCGTAGAGCACGCTCCCGTCGTTGCCGAACATCGTGACGATCCTGTAGTAGGTTTTCATCTTCCCCATGGTAAAATCCTCTCGTTCGTCCGGCGCGCCAGCCGCCAAGCATTCGCGCGCCGGGGGTTCCTGTGCCGCCCCTGCACTCTGCGGGGGCGGCTGCTTCCTCTGACAGCTAGCAACCCAATCCCACGTAGTCAGCGCCGTCGAAGTAGTAGCAACCGTGCACAGTTCGGATGTACTGCGTGTGGATCTCATCGAGGACGCGATGCATCTGGCTCGCAACCATATCCTCGTCCGTGATACTCTCGTCGATGAGGTTCATAAACTCGACGAACTCGGCATTTTCCTTTTCCCAGTTCTCGAACATTTCCGTTCCTTCCTGTCGCTTCCCTGTGATCAGTATTATAGTACATGTACTATATATAGTGCAATAAGCAATCCGCAAAAACTTGCGTTGATGTTTTGCTGGAGCGGTGGGGTTGGGATTGCTCTATTCGCCGCGCGGCACGTGTTCGAGGATGTCGCCCGGCTGGCATCCGAGCGCCTCGCACAGCGCGTCGAGCGTGCTGAATCGGATGGCGCGCACCTTGCCGGTCTTGATGTGGGAGAGGTTGGCGTTGGACAGGCCGATCTCCTCGGCGAGGTCTACGAGCTTGATGCCGCGCTCGGCCATCAGCTCGTCCAGATGCAGCTCTATTGCCAT